ATATCTTTTTATGTTGATTTGACAGAATATGACAAAAATCCAATTTCTATTGTTGTAAAGAAAGGAATTGTAGCATCATCTTCAGATGGAACACTTTTAAATACTTTTACATATTCAATCCCAGATGATATCAGATCTAAAGTATCTGGTAAATTGGCAGAGTTTGATAATGTTGAAATTTTTGAAGGTAATTATATTGAGGAGTATTTTACCGTAAATTCCCTCAGTAAAAATCAAAGATTTATTTTAAATAATAATAATATAGATACAAACTCAATAAGAGTAGTTGTAAGAGAATCTAAGGCAAGTAGCAATTCAATAGTATATAAGTTTGCGGATAATATTACAAATGTAAGACCTTCAGATAAGGTATTCTTCATCAATGAAATTGAAGATAGTAAATATGAATTGATATTTGGTGATGGAACTTTTGGTAGTGCTTTATCCGATAAGAATTATATTATTGCTTCTTATATTAAAACAAATGGTGATGCTGCAAATGGAGTTAGAAATTTTGAGTTTAATGGAATATTAACAGACAACAATGGCAATTCTTTAGATATTGATGTTCCAATAATAACTACAATAGAATATAGTGATTATGGATCTCCTATAGAATCAGTATCATCGATAAAAAAATTCGCTCCTAGACTATATGCAAGTCAAAATAGAGCAGTAACAGCATCAGATTATGAAACTATAATACCATTAATATATCCAGAAACTGAATCAGTATCCGTATTTGGTGGAGAAGACTTGACACCACCACAATTTGGAAAGGTGTTTATTACAGTAAAACCTAGGAATGGTACTTACTTATCAAACTTACTCAAAGATTCTTTAAAACAAAAATTAAAGAAGTATTCAGTTGCTGGAATCATACCAGAATTTATTGATCTAAAATATCTTTATATTGAATATAATTCTGCAGTTTATTATAACATAAATCGCGGTTACGCTGGTACAATAAAAGAAAAATTACAATCGAATTTAGAGTTTTACTCAAACTCTAAAGAACTTAATAGTTATGGATCAAGATTCAAATATAGTAAGTTTTTGAAACTGATTGATGATACTTCAGAATCAATAACGTCAAATATTACAACAATATCAATTAGAAGAGATTTAAAGATTACTGGTGGTACTAATGCACAATATGAAATCTGTTTTGGAAATTCTTTTTACATAAAAAGAAAAAATGGGTTTAATATTAAGACTAGTGGATTTACCATTTCAGATGTTGCTGGAGTTGTATATTTGGCAGACAGACCAATAAATGATACAACTGGTGATTTGTTTGTGTTTAGATTAGCATCAAAATCAAGTCCAGTGATTGTAAAAGATAGGGTTGGAAATATAAATTATAAAACTGGAGAGATTAACTTAAATTATTTGAATATTATATCAACATCAAAGGTTGATATTTCTGGAGATAATATTATAGAGATATCTGCTATTCCAGAATCAAATGATATTGTTGGGAAGCAAGACTTGTATTTGCAGTTAGATACAACTTCTTCATCAATAAATCTAATAAACGACTCAATTACTTCTGGAACTGATCTATCTGGATCGGAATATATAGTTACATCTAGTTACGTAAACGAAGACTTAGTAAGAATATAAAAACATGAAAAATAGAGTACAGATCCAAAACATAGTTACAGATCAGCAACCATCTTACGTAAAGGAATCTTATTCAGATTTTATACAGCTTCTGAAGGATTACTATAAGTCTCTAGAGTTTTCTGGTGGACCAACAAACATTCTTAATAATATTAATGATTATACAAAATTAGAAAACATATCTGAGCTTGTATACTATACAGAACTCTCTTCCGATATTAATCTTAATACAAAAACAATATCTGTCAACAATACAGATGGTTTTCCAATTAAAAATGGATTGATTAAGATTGATGATGAGATTATTTTTTATGATTCAAAAACAAAAACAGAATTTTTAGGATGTAAAAGAGGATTTAGTGGTATAACTGGATACGCTAAAGATGACTTTAATTTTTCTACTTCTTTTAGAAAAAGTCATTTATCCAATGCAGTTGTATATAATTTAAATTCTTTATTCTTATTTGAATTATATAAAAAGTTTAAGTCTCAATATGCACCAGGATTTGAAGAAATTGATTTTTATAATGAATTAAATGAAAAAATATTAGTATCAAGAATTAAAGATTTTTACTCATCAAAAGGTACTGATAGATCGTTTGAGATCTTATTTAATATTGTTTGGGGTGTAGATAGTAAAATAATAAAACCAAGAGACTTCTTGATCCAAGCTTCTGATGCAGATTTTAGAGTAACAAGAAAGATAGTTGTACAAGCATTTGAGGGAGATCCTCTAATGCTTGCAGGAAGAACATTATTTGAAGATATAAATGGTATAGAACAAAGTGCCTTTGCTACTATAATAACTTCAGAGATTGTAATTAGCGAGAATATAAAATATTACAGTTTAACTCTAGATTATAATCCAGACATAGAATTTTTTAATTTTACTGTTCATAGTAAAACAAAGGTAACTGATAATGCTGTTGCTGGGCAAACATATCTTGATGTTGATTCAACATTAGGATTCCCAGATTCTGGAACTATTCAATTTGAAGATAATGGAGTTTTAAGATCAGTAGAATATAATGGAAAAAATGATAATCAATTCTTTAACATAATTTTACCAGTCAGTATAAATTCTGGTACTGATATTTTGGATAATAAATTTGCATACTCTTTTGATGATGATGGAAATTTAATTAAAGTAAGGATTAGAGGTGTTCTTGGAGATATAAATTTTGATAGAGAAGATACTTATTTTTATGAACCTGGAGATAATGTAAATATCACTTCTCTGGGAAAGGAAAGTGATAAAAAAATTCATTCTACTTGGTTTTTAAATACTTCACCAGAATACACTGTAAAGTCATTATTTAAAGTTACAGAAAAGTTAAATGGAATTTCTCAATATAGAATAGAAACTTTTGATGACAATATATTCAGAGCTGGTGATAAATTTACACTAACGTCTAGCACGGGAGAAGTATTTTCTAGCTCTGTTATAAGTTTTTCAAATACAAAGATATTTGATATCAATATTACTCAAACATTAGATTTAAATAAAAAATACATTATTAAGAGAAATATTTCTAAGCCAGAGTTTCTTTTTGATAGTTATCTAAACGTATTTTCAAGTAATGTCTAAAATGTTTATATTGATAAAGAAGATACTTATGTGAGATCTACTGCACTACCATCTTACTTATCTAGAGGTATCGGAGATAATAGTTTAACAATAAAGTTTTCTGCAAATATCCCAGTTCCAACCGAAGAGTTGGTAATTGTAAATCACCCATTTGTTAGTGGAGATTCTGTTTTTTATTCTTATAATGGAAACCCTGGTCTCAATATACCAGAAGGACAATACTTTGTTAGTAGAACTAATGATAGTACAATAAAACTGGCTTCTAGTAGATCAAATATTAGATCCCATACATATTTGAGCATTTTTGGGACAGCGACAAATAATCAAATTACTCTAACAAAATTTTACAATAAAAAAATAAATCCACAAGACATAATAAGAAAGTATCCAAAAGTAATCAATGAAGCAAAAGAAATTGAAAAAATCACAAATCCTGGCGCAATTGCATGTTTTTTAAATGGTGTTGAGTTATTAAATTATAAGTCTTCAGATGCTGTATATTATGGAAAGATAGAATCTATTATTCCTTCCTCTTCAGGAGATTCTAACTATGACATTATAAATCCACCAATAATAGAGATTGTTGATAATATTGGAACAGGTGGCGCTTCTGGATTTGGTACTGGTGCATATGCAACTGCCAATGTTAGGGGAGGACTGAAAAGAGTTGATATTATAGATCCTGGATTTGGTTATGAATTTGAACCCATTGTAACAATTAGTGGTGGAAATGGGTCTGGTGCCAATGTAAAATGCAACCTAAAATCAGTAAAAAATGAGATATTATTTAATGCTTCAAGTTTATACAACCAATTAGATTTAACTACTGGAACTATAGACTTTAAGAAATTTAACAAATTTAAAAACTATGAACCAGTAATTTATAATACACTAAACCAAGATTCAATTGGTGGATTAGTTGATGGATCAATATACTATATTGTATCTGAAGATGGAATAACTGCAAAGCTATACAATAGCTTTGATGATGCTGCTGCTGGAATAAACAATGTACAATTCACAAGTTATGGAGATGGTATTCATAAAATTACATCAGTAAATACAAAAAATATTATATCTTCAGTTGATGTTTTAAGTCCTGGATCAAATTACACAAACAAAATTCTATATTTTACTTCAGATAATATCAATATAAACTTTGATACTATCAATATAAAGGATCATGGATATTTGGATAAAGAAATAGTAATATTTAATAGTGATGGTTCTCTTCCTACTGGATTATCATCTACTTCAGAGTATTATATTAAAACAGTAAATAAAGACGAATTTAAACTTTATAAATTAATTGATACAGATCTTGGAAAAGATTTTAATTATAATAACAATCTTAGTATACATTTTTCTGATCTTGGTAGTGGAATTCATCAAATATCATACCAACCAATTACCTTAAAAGTTGAAGCTCCTATTGGAATAAACACAGTTAGTAGCGAATCATTTACTGCTAAGTTAAATCCAATTTTCACGGGAGAGATTTTTTCAACTTCTATGAAAAATCATGGAAATAACTATGGTGATGGTACAATTATAAATTATAATCGAGTACCAGTAGTAAATCTTTATAATGGTGAAAATGGTAAAGTTGTACCAACAGTTTCCAATAGTGGTAAAATTATTGGGGTGACAGTTATTGATGGTGGTTCAAATTATATATCAGCACCAGAATTAAAAGTAATTGGAAATGGTTTTAATGCAGTTTTAACTCCAATTATAGTTGATGGAAGAATTGAATCTGTTGAAATTTTAAATAATGGATTTGGATATGATAAAAATACATCAATACAAGTAATATCTAATGGTTTTGGTGCAAAATTTGATATTAAACTACAATCATGGACAATAAATTTAGTAGAGAGATTATTTGACACAGAATCAATTAAAGTTGACGATGGTGTAATATACGAATCTAAAGATATTTCTAAAGAATTGTCATATGGTCATGCATTTACCCCTAGAGGAATTAGAGAGCAATGTTTAGCAACTTCTCTAGATAATAATGGAGATGTTATATTCAAGCAGGATATATTAAATGACAATGATACTATCAAATACCATTCACCCATAGTTGGATGGGCATATGATGGAAATCCAATATATGGACCTTATGGTTATGAAAATATTGAAGGTGGATCAGTTAAACAGATGGTAAGTGGGTATCAGGTAATACAAACATTAAATAATAGACCACAAGAATCCATTTTTCCTATTGGATACTTTGTTGAAGATTATAAATTTACTAATAGTGGAGATTTAGATGCAAATAATGGAAGATTTTGCAAAACTCCAGATTTTCCAAATGGAACATATGCATATTTTTCATCATTTAATATAACTAAAGAATCTACAGGCGATTATAATGGATTTTTAAAACCAAGATTTCCATATGTTATAGGAAATGAGTATAACTCAAAACCAGTTCAATATAATTTTGATGATTTTTCAAATTTATCTAGAAAGAATGTAGATGAAAATAATTGGTTTAGATATACTTCTGTTTTTGGATTTTCAAAAGATAATACTTTTTATGATGGTTTGGTGAGTCCAGAAACTTTTAAAAATGTACTTCCAAATATAACAGATACCAGTAGTGGTTCTGTTGAGGTGTTAAATGTTGTATCTGGTGGAGATAACTATGCTGCAGGAGATCAAATTTATTTTGAAGATGCAGGAACTTTTGGAAGCGGTGCTTTTGCAGTTGTAAAAACAATATCTGGAAGAGGAATTGGAACAATTGTTACCAACCAAGATGATTATTATGATATAGAATATACTAGATTAGACACAAATGGAAGATACTTGGGCATTTCAAGTAATCATATAGATATACTCAATAATGATGTTGTAATTATTGATAACTCAAACATAATATCTACAAAGTTTAATGGTGATGCAAAATCTGTAAAAATTGCAAAAAATAATTCATTATCATTTGCAGAAGATTTAGAAAATTCTACTCAGACTGGAATAATTACATATATAAAGGTTAATGGTTCTTTAAATTCTGCCTTATCTGTTGGAGATCTTTATAAGTCAAAAGAAGAGCAGTTTAAGATTTTAAACGTTTATAGTAAAAATTATACTTTAAAAGTTGAAAGATCATATTCAGTATCAATTGCAGGTACACACTCTCAAGGTGATGTTCTTACAGAATTGACAAGAAAGATTGTCGTAGAGACTGGTTTAAGTACAGATAAATCATACAATTCAAATAATGAGTACTATTTTAATCCAAGAGAATCTGTAATATTACCATCAGAAAATCTATTATTATATTCATATCCAGTACCAGCATCAGAATTTCCAGGAACGCCTTGGAGTTTTAATACTACTAATCTATCAAGTACTGTAGAATATTTTGCAGAATCTCCGTTAAAAAATAAAAATCAAGCAGCTAAGTTAGTATTAGAAATACTACAGGAGGTTCAGATTTTTATCTGTATGGATATAATGGAGTAAGTTTATCAAATGAAGAAAATGTTTTTTCTGTATTTTTAAAGGGAGAAAATGGTGGGGAATCGGTATATCTTGTAGTTGATGATGGTTCTTCTTATTATGCACAGTTAGTAACACTGAGCAATGAATATAGAAGATATTCGTTTAAAGTAACAACAGCTTCTGGTGTACACAACTTCAGAGTTGGTACTTACGGACCAGGAGGATTTACTTTAAATTCCACTCCAACTTTTTATGCTTGGGGATATCAAATTGAGCGTGGAGAATTAAGCAATTACTATGAAACCTATGGTAGTTTTATTCAGAGATCCGATAATAAGAGTGGATTATTGTATTTAAATAATCCAGGACTGGATTTAGTGAATACTGAAGATACCATTCCAAATACATTATATTTGCCAAATCATAAATTTATCCTTAATGATAGATTAGTTTATACAATAAACAATACAGATACACCAATAAATGTATCTTATGCTTCAACCACCGAAGATCTTAGTGATGTACAATCAATATATGTTGTACCATACTCTAAAGATTATATTGGACTTTCTACACAAAAAGTTGGTATAGGGTCAACAAATGAATATGTTGGTATTGGTTCTAATCTATTTGAATTGATTAGATATAATAATTATGGATCTGGTAACAATCAACACTTAAAAACAAATAAAGATAATACCATAAAATCAAATATTGTAAAAAAATATGCCAACGTAGTAACAAAATCCCCACATGGATTAGTTCCTGGCAATGTAGTAAACATCAAGTTGTCTAGTAATAAGATAAGAATATTTACTGTATCTTATGATAATTTGGTATATAGAACTTTAATCAATAAGGTAGAATTTAATGCTTCTTCTATTGATGTCGATTCTAATACAATAAATGTACCAAACCACAAATTTAAAACAGGAGATAAAGTAATATATAATTCAGAATCTCCATCAATTGGATTGGAAAATTCTAATATTTATTATGCAGTGTCAATTAATTCAGATACAATTGCACTGTCTAATCAATATTACAGAGAAATTACTGAATTAGATTCTTCCATTTTAATTGACATACAATCCCAACAAGATGGTGCAATATCACTTATAAACCCAGAAATAGATGCTTATAGGAATGAAACAATAAGATTTGATCTATCAGATAGATCGTTACAATATAATGAAAATGCATCTTTTACATTTGATTTTTATCGCGATCCTAATTTTACTGATAGGTATTATTCATCATCAGATAAAACTTCAACATTCAACGTAAAAAATGTTGGTGAAATCGGTTCAGATGGTGCATATGTAGAATTAAAAATTGATAGTGATGCGCCACAAACTTTATATTATCGATTAACACCAATTAATTTACCAAATACACCTCTTCCAAAATTAAAGGCAAAAGTAGACCTTACTAATATAGAAAATTCAAGCACAATACAAATTTCAAATAGCGTATATTCTGGCAATGTTATAATCACTGGAATAACAACAACTTCTTTCATATATCCATTAAGAAAGGATCCAGAACAATCTTTATATACAGAAAATGATGGAATAATTACGTATAGTAGTAATAAAGCAATTGGTCCAATAAATGAAGTATCTTTAGTATCAAATGCAAGAAACTATAGATCTTTACCATATGTCAGTAAAGTTCAATCAAATTTAGGTGTTGGTGCTATTTTCTTACCATTTTCATCTACTATCGGTAAAATAGATACTGTTAGATTATCAAGTCTTGGACTCGATTATCCATCAGATAAAACTTTAAGACCATCTGCTATTTTCCCAACAACATATAAAATTGAACCACTATCTAAATTCAAATCTATAAAAATTTCTTCTTTTGGAACAAACTATTTTGTACCTCCACAACTAGTAGTTCTTGATGGATTTACTGGGAGAGTAAATTCAGAAGCACAACTTGAATATGAAATTGGTGATACTGAAGTTTCTATTATTAGAAATACTACTGGATTGTATAATGTTACGCCTACAATTTTACCAGTCAATAACCCAAATGGTATAAGAATTAGTAATATTGTTTTTGATAGCATCACTAATGATGTTACAGTTTCTTTTGCAGTTACTTTTGCATCTGCCGAGGATTTTCCTTTTGTTATTGGTGATAGAGTAATAGTCGAGAACACAAATATTGATTTAAATGTTGGTGGTAAGGGGTACAATTCTTCTGCATACGGTTATAAATTATTTAAAGTTAAACAATCAAATCCAAATATCGGTGGAGAATCCCCTAGCATCGTTTATAATATTTCAGATGTGATTAAGATTGGAGAAAAACCAGGAATTTATGATGAATTTGAATCATTTGGTACAGCAACACCAGAATCATATTTCCCAACATTTGATGTTGCTTTAGAAAAGGGTTTCTTCAACAAAAATGAAGTTGTTTTATATGAAGATAATAGTGGAATCGTCCAAAAATATGATAGAAACAATGAGTATATTAAAATTAGATCTAATATAAGATTCAAACCAGGAGATGTAATATACGGACAATCCTCAAAAAATTTGGCTCTGATTTCTCTTGATCTTGGATCAGATGGAGATTATGAGGTATCTTCAAATAGTATAATTAGAGAGGGATGGAGAAGAGAAACTGGTAAATTAAATACCTTCTTCCAAAGAATTCAGGACAGTGATTATTATCAATATTTCTCATACTCAATAAAATCACCAATAGATTATAATACTTGGAAACCTCTAGTAAGCAATTTAACACATACTGTAGGATTTAAAAAGTTTAGTGATTTAACTATAGATGCTCCAAATTTTAATCTTGAAGGAATGCCAACCAATCAAGATAACAATCTTGTTGTTGCAATTTCAGATTTAAATCAAACTGTGAACATTAATTCCACTAAAGATTTTGATATTGCTAGAGAAAAAAGCATTAGAGTAGATGATTCTCTTGTATCTAATGAAATATTATTCAATTTGCCATTTTTAGCAGAATATCGAGAATTTATTGGAAATAGAGTTTTAACTATAGACAATATTAGCGATGAATTTGATTCAAATAAAAAATCGTTTGAATTATTTGAAAAAAATAATCCTATTTTTGAAGTATCTTTTGATGCAACAGATTCTAATGTAGTATTAATATCACAAAATAATATAAATCTAGGAAATCACTTTTTTGTTAGTGGTGAAGAGGTGGAATATATACCACATAATGGAGATCCAAATAATGGAGTACAAATATCTCCAATAAATTGGCCAGGGATAGGAATAACATCAAGATTACCTTCTAGATTTTACATAATCAAAGAAGATAATCAAAAAATAAGTATAGCAGCAACTGTTGGTGATGCTTTACAATTTAATCCAAATAGAGTAGATATTGTTGGACTTGGTGCTGGAGATACGCACAAAATTAGATCCATTGATGCTAATAACAGATTACTAATATCAATAAATGGAGCTATTCAATCACCAATAGTTGGAAGTGGATATACAATATCAAATATAAATGCTATTAGTATTGGCAATACAAATATTTCAGTAGATACTATTCAGTTTATAAGTTCTGGAGATTTATTACAAGTAGATGATGAAATTTTAAGAGTAAAATCAGTAAATGGTTCACTAAATCAGGTAAATGTTGAAAGATCTGTTGTTGGAACTTTAGAAAGTTCTCATAGTTCTAATCAAATATTAACAAAACTCTCTGGTAATTTTAATATAGTAGGAAACAAAATACATTTCCCAGAACCAATTTGGGGCAAACTTCCTATAGGATTTGGAACTACTGCAACATCAGCAAATGAAATAGACTATACTGGAATTACAACATCTTCAAAATTTAGTGGAAGAGTATTCTTAAGATCTTCTCTAAACTTCCTATTTACTAATGATTTTCAAAAAGCTTATGAAAATAATTACGTTTATGATGATATATCTTCTCAATTTAATGGAATATCAACAACATTCAATTTAAAATATCAAGACAATAGTATTACTAATATACCATATTCAAATACAATTGTTCTAATTGATGGTATATTCCAAGGTCCTCAAAGAATTAGTACCCCAAAATATTCAGTTTATGGGGACTATAAACTTTTTAACGATGGTGGAAATTTAAAAGTTGGTTTTAATGCCGATCCTGTAGATCCAACAATAACTAAAGACGTAAATGTAAATCGTTTACCAAAAGGTGGGGTAATAGTTAGCGTAGGATCTACAGAAGGATTTGGGTATCAACCATTAGTAAGTGCTGGTGGAACAGCATTGATTAACATATCTGGAGGTCTTGATTCTATTGCTATTGGTAACACTGGATCTGGATATAGATCTGGTCTACAGACAGTAAAAGTTGGTTTAAGAACAGATTCTAATAAAATTGTATACTTTGGAGAAGCTATAGTCAATGGTGGATATGTGACTTCTGTAAACATAACTAATCCACCAGCAGCAATATATGACCAACTAAATCCACCAGAAGTTATTTTTGATGCGCCATTTGGTTATAGTAAATTACCACTAATATACTCCAACGGTTCCAGTGGAATCGGCACAGAAGCAGTCATAGATTTAATTCCAAGTAACGATGGAACAATACGCTCTTTTGAAATTAGAAATTTTGGATATGGTTACAATGAGAATGATATACTTACTATTTCTATTGGTGGAGCAGTAGGAATACCAACATTAACAGGAATATCAAACTTTAAACCATTTGAATTGAATGTTACTGAAGTTTTTAGATCACAGTTTTCTGGTTGGAATGTTGGAGAATTTATAGTATTGGATGATGTTTCAAAATATTTTAATGGAATAAGAAGATTATTCCCATTACAGATAGATGGTGAAGATATATCATTCTATGCAAAAACTAGTTCTGG